TCTCGATGGCCTAAGTTATATTCCATTGGTTTATCACACGCACCGCATGTTGCTCTCCACATAAAATGTAGAAAACCACAGTCGGTGCATCTTGTACCTGCACCTATGTTTAGTATATCCCCTATATCACGGTTGCGTTGGCGTTGTTGTTGTGTAACACCCGCTAAAGGCTTGTCTGTGTTACTAACCACATCGCCACCGTACTGATAATCAGCCTTGGTGCCTTGCTTACCCCCTCTGACTACATCAGAGAGGTCTATGTTTCTAACATCGAATGCCATACCTACTCACCTCAAACTGTGTAGGTAAGTAAGAAATAATGATTACCAAGTGATGTAAATGGTTCTACGCTAATGAGTGCGGTTGTACTACCAGCCGATACACCAAGCGCACCAGTACCACCAGTGGCCCTAATGTCTGCTTGTATAAGCGCAGTTGCCGTTCCATCGGACATCATTTTAGGACTGTAGGGGCCGATTACTCGACTACCGTAGCCACTTAATACTGCCAAGGCTTATCACCTCAACGCTGTCCTAAAATCCACCAGCGACCATCTTGTGCATGTGCTACACTTGCCGCACCAAGATTACCATTTCCGAATACTACAAAATTGTTAGTTTCATCAATAGATACCGCTAGACTACCATTGTTTAGAGTAACTGCACTTTGGTCAGGGCCGAGTTTAAAGAGGAACTCATCATCTATCATATCTCCACCAGTCAAAACGCCACCGCCTATGGTAATGGAAGTTGCACTACCAATGGCAGTAATAACTCCAACTCTTTTACCAAGGTCTGTGTAGATTGTTTCTCCTACATTGAAATGTAATCGAGCATCTACAGTCTTGACTGTAACAGCAGTTGCTGCTGCTGCTAAACCAGCACCCATGTTAATTTGAACTCCGGTGTCGTATAGACTTGTTACATGACCACCTGCTGCAAAGACATTAGTTAGTAGTCCATCGAATGATACATCTGTACCACCATCAGTGAAAGTCCCAGTAAGCATGAGCATATCGCCCATTACATGTGTTCGTACATCTATTGTATTACTTGCTGCCATTATTGTTCATCTCCTAATTCTGTTATTGGATTTAAGTGCCCTGCCACGAGTGCAAGTGCCCCTGTCTTAGTGACATAGCCACTGCCTATATCTACATTGTTGTCTGCAAGCCATTGTAAAATGTCTCTTCGACTCCATGTAGGGTCAGGAATACCTTCACGACTATTGGAAGACACTACTTCCTCTTCACCGCTTATCTCAAAGTGTGATAGAGGAAGTGTGTGTCTCCACTCGTTTAACCATTCTTGGGTAACATCTACTACTTTCCCTCTTAACCAAGGGCCGATAGTGTCTGCTCTGCGCCTTTCATAGAAAGGCCCAAGAAATGTTACGGAAGGCACTTAAATCACCCTCAAGCACCGAGTAGTAGCACAGTAACCTGTACTACTTGATTTGCTGATTCGGAATCCAAGACAAGACAAGGTAATGCTCCACCTGTTGCGAGAGGTGCTACTGTTGCATCTGCACCTGCAAGACCTGTGTTAGTCATTGTGATTGTAATGTCCTTTGCTGCTGTTGCCGAAGCATAGCCGACTATTCCGAGAATCTTTGAAGCACCTGCTGAAAACAATAGAGGTTCTACTGTTGCCGCTTGAACCACATTTACTGTAAAAGTAACCATTCTAAGGCTACCGTTAGCGTCTGTGGTGTTAGTATTCTTTGCTTTGAATCCATCAAGTGCGCCCGGATAGGAACCTGCTGCTGCACCGCCGTCAAGCCACGCTGTTTCATCAACGGGTGTACCTTGACGCATATCGACATCTGCAAGGATGTCAACGAGTGTAAAATCACTGTCTGCTACTTTAATGCTAAGATTTTTTTCTGTTGTTGTTGTTGTTGCTACCATAATAAATCATCTCCTATTATTTTATCTCCAAATAACCTCACTTCAAGTCTCGGACTGAACCGTGACCTCCAAAGAAAGTAGTCCATAACTCTCCCATAGTGCGGTACATTCCTTCTTGTCCAAGGCGGTTGATAGCGAATGGGTCGCCAGTTTCAATACCGGACTCAAAGTACTGTGTTGGAATTGCTGTACTAAAGTATAGATAATCTGTGTCAAGGAAGTACATTCTGCTTAGTGTGTCAGTCTGTACATCCTTGGAAGGGATAATTGGTACACCGTTGTATGTTGCTACGATAAATCCAGCCTCAATACCCGGTACACCCTTAACACCGTTATAGGTAGGTGTGACTCTCTTCTCTTCCATGAATCTCTGTTGAGATTGTAGAAGTTGCTGTAGTCTCATCAAAGTGTCATATCCAGTTAGGATAACCTTTGGATTACCACCACGAGTCCAACACTTTTGGAACAGGTCGTCAAGGTGGTCAAGTGAGAGAACACGGTCAGTACCACTGTTCTCATTGTGTTCTGCCAAAGACCATGAGTTTGCGCTTCGGTCAATGGAGTACATATCTTCTGCTGAACCAGCAGCAGCACCAGTAGTTACACGGTCTAATGACTCAAAGTCATTTCCAGCAACAGTAGCCTTGTCTGTAGTTAGCATCTTGTTAATATGTTCAGCGTGGTGCTTACCCATTTCTTCCTTTAGGATAGCACGAATGTCGCCAAGTCCGTCATCCTTGTCAGCAAGGAACATTGCAGTTTCAGACATATCGAATGTGTGTACGATTGTCTTAGGTTTTGCAGCAATGTGCTGGAAGGTAGGCTTGGTTGTGTCCGGTAGGGTTGCGTTTTCTGCAACACCGCCACCAACAGTGAATGATGGGCGTGCGGTGATGACTCTCCAACCACTGCGTTCCCAAGGTCGCTTAGGTAGAATGGAGAATGCGTTAAACTCTTGGTTCAACTGACTCCATACTTTGCGCCCGTAAATTGCTTGATAAGTACCTGCTGTGGTACTCATCATAGGTGCGTCAGCCTTGAGTAATTCGCTACCGGAGTAGGAATAACCCATAGCGTTGCCAGCACCGTAGTAGTAGCGTTCCATGTCGTGAATGTTCCTGATATAATCTCTTGCCATTTTTCATCTCTCCTTTATGTTTCCTTATTCTCCCCTCATTGTTCTTGAAGCAAGGGCGTGGACTTCATCCCAACCCATGTTTGCCAAGTCCTGTGTGGAAGGAATCTCGATGTTAGATGCAGCAGACTTCTGTATTGCTACTCCGCCGCTACCTATGTTGTCTATTCGCTCGTTAAGAGTTTCAAGAGTCTTCATGATTTGTCCAAGTGGCTCTCGTGCATCGAATGCCGCTTTTTCTTGCTGTGCCTTTGCGATTTCTAATTCGCCGTTGAATCTGTTTGCAAAGTGTCCTTCAAGGTCAGTGCGGAATGATTGCTCTGTAGCCGCCGCTTTGTAAACTTCGTAAGCCGCCTCAATGTCGGCATCTGAAACATTTCCGTGGTTTAGGTAACCCTTAGCCATTGAAACTGGGCCAAGTGCCCTGATGGAGTCTTGCCACCACTAGAAGTGATAGCATTGATAGCACCAGTAGATGGGCCACCGTTTTCCTGTCCACGGCCACGGACTTGACCACCAAAGTAGTCAGCACCGTCAACTGCGTCAGGGTTGTCAAAGCCACCAAGTTGTGCTTTTTCCATTTGGTCGAAGTGTAGTCTTGCCGCTTGTGTATCTACACCAGCAGACTTTAGAGTACCTTCCATCCAACTTAGATATTCAGAAGTAATAACATCGCTATATTCGTTTCCTTTCATATACATTTTATCATCACCATCATCTTTCTTTTCTTCTTTCTCTTCTTTAGGCTCTTCATCGCCTTTAGATTCTTTCTTATCAGCAATTGCTTCTTTTAGAGCAGGTGGCATTTCACCTTTTTCTAATTCATCAAGCCTCTTCTCAAGTCTATTCATTATATCTGCCATGTCTGTTTCTGTCATGTTTCTATCCTCCTTTAGTATACGAAATTGCGCTTCAGGGTTAATTCCTTTTTCACAAATTGTAATCTCATGTAACTCCATTTTTGAAATCTCTTGGTAGTCACCTTTTTCCATATCTGACCTTCGCACTCTTTTGAATGCTTGACCTCCAATGGAAAATCCACGAAGGTTACCTTTGCGGATTTCGGCGGCTACTTCACGAGCCTTCTCTATATCATTACGGAGTTTAACTACAACAAACATTCCTGTGTCGTCTACTTCAGACTTCCACATTCTACCATTGTTGTCTACATAGGAGTCAATTACTTCTCCTACTTGTATATTGGAATGTGCTAATTGTACATTTCGGAATCTGTCGCTCTTCATAAAGTTGCCAAAAGCACTGTTTAGTGCCCCTTGTGTAATCAAGTCACCTTGCTTGTCTACTAACTCTACAGAAGCATATCCAGCAACTACTAAATCGGAACCACTCTTGAGAAGAGAGATGCCATCAGTAGGTCGCTGAATTGCCAACATTGCCACAAGAAGTGCTTGTAATGGTATTTATACCTAACTTTAGTTCCTAGACAGAGTTGGCTGGTCATTGTCATAGTCTATAGAAAGATTTTCTCCTTCATCAGTTTGGACTTTAATATGATTCAGTCTCTCTTTCACAGGTCTTTTACTTTCACCAGTATCTTTCTTTTCACCATCGAAATCAGGTAGAGTTGACTCATCTCTTAACTGGGTGGGGCCACGAGGTGATTCTTGTGGGGTTCCTACATCTATTCCAAGACCTTTTGGCCCTGTCCATGTCATTTTTTCTTTTGAAATTGCATCCAATGCACGAACTATTAGTTCCAAAGCCTTCTTTTTATTTTCAGGTTTTAGAATTATATTTTCATCATCTTCCTCAATAACACCGCCACTTTGTCTTTCTGTACGCTCTTCTGAAGGAGTGTCAGGGATTTTCATTTCAGTTTCTTTTCGTATATTCCCACTAATCATAAGAGGTGCTACAGCAGACCAAAACGGAAGTAGGCTTTCGGCCAGTACTACTGGATAATCTGTTTTCTTTAGAGAACCTACTGCGCTGGTTGGGGAATGAATTACCCACGCATCGTTTAATTGCTCATAAGAATAATTTACTATATCTATGTCCTTCATAATAATTTGAATATGATTTTCATTTACTTCTATATCATGCGGAATTAAGATAGGTGCAAAAGCCTTAGTGAGTAAATCAAGTGATTCTACGCTTGCTGCCCCCTCTCCCTCTCCTTCGCTTTCTATTTCTTTAAACTGTACATTGTAGACTATACGCTCTTTACGATTCTTTTTACTAACACCAGTAATAGAGGCTCGTATAATATCTCCAATCTTGAATACTCTTTGTTGGTTATGTGCTGTACCTACATCCATGTAGTAATTACCATCATGTTCAATCGCACGATTACCTAATTCTTCCCCACGATTTATTGGCCCTGCACCTAATTGATATGTGTACGGCCCCTTACCCCTTCTATCAAGTACAATAAAGTTGTAATCTTTACTACTACGGTAAAGCACCCATTTAGGATGCCTCCTTTCTCCTTTCATGTATGTAGATTTATTATCTCTTAGTAGTATATTGTCATGTTCTTCTTTTAGATTCTTCACAGATTCTTCAAGTCCTTCATCATCTGTCATTCTTGTATCGTGCGGGCCGGGTACTATGACATTCTCATGACTTTCAAATTGAGAGCGCAGAATCTTTAATCTTTCATACATCTGCATGTCTGATATATTACTATCATCGTAATTTAAAATATCTATGATGT